TACTGGCAATACAGGCCGCGGTATGTCTATCTCCTTACTATACTGTGATGAGTTTGCATTTGTTCCCCCCAATATCGCTGATGAATTCTGGACTTCCATATCACCTACACTAGCCACTGGTGGTAAGGCAATTATTACTTCAACACCTAACAGTGACGAAGATACATTTGCTACCATATGGAAAGAAGCTAATAAAAAGTTTGACGAGTTTGGTAATGAACAAGAAACTGGTATTAATGGCTTCTTTCCATTTACCTGTAAGTGGAGTGAGCATCCTGATAGAGACGAAGTATGGGAACGTGCAGAGCGTGGTCGTATTGGTGAAGAACGATTTCGTCGTGAATATAATTGCGAATTCTTGATCTATGACGAAACACTGGTCAGCAGTATTAAACTGTCTGAATTAGAAGGAATTGAGCCTATTCAACGAGTAGGTCAAACCCGTTGGTATAAAAAATTAAACAAAGAAAGCATATATGCCATTACATTAGATCCTAGTCTAGGAACAGGCGGCAACAATGCTGCCATAGAAGTATTTGAATTACCTAGTTTCACACAGGTTGCAGAATGGCAGCACAATCTTACTCCTATACAAGGACAAATTAAAATACTACGTGAAATACTAAAGTATATTAATGATTTTATGGGTGAAGACAATCCTAACAGCATCTATTGGACTATTGAAAATAACACAGTAGGCGAAGCAGGGTTAGTATGCATACGAGATATTGGAGAAGAGAATTTTCCAGGACTATTCGTCAGCGAACCTGTGCGTAAAGGACACGTTCGTAAATTCCGTAAAGGGTTTAACACCACACACGGTTCAAAAATTGCTGCCGCAGCTAGATTAAAACATCTAATAGAAACTAATAAAATGACTATCTACAGCAGGCCTTTGATTTCAGAGCTTAAAACGTTTATTGCACACGGTGTAAGTTTTAAAGCTAAAAACGAAGAACAAGACGACCTAGTCAGTGCTTGTTTATTGCTAGTTCGCATGAGTCAAGTGTTAGGGGATTGGGATCAGCGGGTCTACGCTACTATTAACAGCAGCGATTTTGTTAGCGAAGAAGATATTGACATGCCAATGCCTATTTTTATTTCCACAAACATGTGATAAATACGATTATGAATAAAAATCTAAATTTAATTGCTAAAGAGTTATTTGCTAAAATTCGCACTTCTTTTCCAGAGATTTCACTTAAGGATGAAGAAAGCGAGACCACAGGTAAACCTTCAGAGGCTAGATTCTTTGATTTTGACTACGCAACAGATGGGCATAATTTAGGAAGAATTACGATCCACCTTGCAGGAAAAGATGCAGACGAGGACGGCGATAAAGACGGACTTACAGTTATCTATTCGAATGCCATTGTAGACAAAGAATCTGATTATACAAAAAAGAAATTCTACGAATTCCTAAAAGAACTTCGAGAATTTGCAAAACAAAAATTATTAAATTTTGATACACGAGACATTTCAAAGAGTAATTTAGAAAAAAGAGATTACGACTTTTTATCCAAAAAATCCGGAGACGGCAACATGACCGAAAGCAAACTATATGGCACAAGCAAAACTAGTTTTCAACAGTTTGGCGAATCAAAAATTATTGTAAATTCAAGTATCCATTTAAACATTTAAATGGTGCTCGTGCTCTAGCACAACATATCTGCCATGGCGGAACACCTTATGATTCAATGGGAGCATACATTACTGGATTAAGTGAAGAACTTGGCAAGTTACGTATGTTTAAAGGATATGTTGAACGTAATCCTATGGTCAGTGAAGCAATGAGCTCAGTAAACTTTAAAGTGTTAGAGCGTATTGATCAAGTTAAGAAAGAAATTTTTAGCTTACAAAATTCTAATCATTACGAACAATTTGCTGAAGGATTTGAAGAACAATCAGCAAAAGAAATACCTGAAGAAATTATGAACGACTGGATTGATCGTTTAACCATTCGTACATTTAATGAAGAACTTAAAAATGTATTTCCCTATATTTTTAACCTAGTAGACGAAAGCGATATCCCAGTTAAAAATTTAACCATTGAAGATTTAATGGATGAGGAAGAAAAAGAAGAAGAAAAAGACAATCGTAAAGAAGTTAAAGAATTTGATCAGTACGAATCATATCTTAACAATATTGTCGAAGGATCTTCAGATATATTCAGTGACGATCAAGACAAGCAAGACGAAGCTATCGAAAAACTTAATCAACTAGTGTCGCAACCGTTTCCAGTTGGAACAGACGGAAACAATGCTATTGAAAGTTTAACTGGCGTTATTGAAGACGACGAGTTAATGGAAGTATTAAAAGAATTAGCAGATATTAGTCCAGACCAAGATGTACGAGATATTCTCAAAGACTATATCGAAATTAAAGATAAAGAAAATGGCACAGACGTGTTAAGTAAAATTAATTTTGAAGAAACACCAGCTGAGCCAGAAACTCCTGCTGAACCAACTGCTGAGCCAGCTCCTGCTGAACCAGCAGCTACTACTGAACCAGCACCGGCTCCTGCTGAACCAGCTGCACCACCAGCAACTCCTCCAGTAGCAGAAGAAAAAGAAGATCCTCCATTTGACGGTCCTTACAAAAAGAAGGGCGACGACAAAGATCAGTTTGGTAATACTATCAAACACAAGGCACGCCATTTAGCCAAAAAAGGAATGGCTGATGCTATTAAGAAAGCAAAAAAAGCTGGCGCCACAGCAGAAACTATTATTCGTATTGCTGGTAAAGAAATGACATTAGGCGAAGCTATTACCAAAGCAGGCATGAGAGTCGAAGACGTATTTGGTAACAAAGCAGATGAATTAATTGAATTTGTTAAAAGTATGTACAATGCCGAAGAAGGCACTTTTCCAAAAGGAGAAGAAGGTGTTAAGATTGCCTGTGAGAAAAAGTTTGGCGACAGCGCAGGACCAATTGCTGAAAAAGTAATTGCTAAACTAACTAGTTTGGGCGAAATGTCTAGAATGAAGAAACTTGCCGGTTTGAGCAATTAAGTCATAATTTAGGCAAGATTTCTCTTGCAAACATAAATAAAAACGCATACAATAACATGTATGCGTTTTTTTGTTGAAGTGGTTTCAACAAATAAAGGCAACTATAAAAGGCTAACAATAGGAGAAAAATTATGGCATCTTTAGCTGAAATTCGTGCAAAACTTAAAGAACAGGAATCACGTGGTTCCGACAACAATCAACGTTCAGGCGGTGATAATTCAATTTATCCGTTCTGGAATCTCAAAGAAGGACAAGAGGCAGTAGTTCGCTTTTTGCCCGACGGCAACACAGACAACACCTTTTTCTGGGTAGAACGTGCAATGATTAAATTGCCGTTTGCAGGTATCAAAGGTGAAACTGACTCAAAGCAAACTATCGTTAATGTTCCCTGCGTAGAAATGTATGGCGAAACATGCCCAATCCTCTCAGAGGTTCGTGGCTGGTTCAAAGATCCTGCATTAGAAGACATGGGTCGTAAGTACTGGAAGAAACGCAGTTACATTTTCCAAGGTTTTGTTGTTGAAGACGGTTTGAAAGAAGATAGCAAACCAGAAAACTCTATTCGTAGATTTATCATTGGCCCACAGATCTTCCAATTGATCCGCGGTGCATTGTTAGATCCAGAAATGGACAATCTCCCTACAGACGCTATTCACGGCGTTGACTTTAAACTCATTAAGACTAGCAAAGGTGGTTACGCAGACTACTCTACTTCGAAGTGGAGCCGTCGTGAGCGTCCATTGAGCGATGTTGAGCAAGAAGCACTTAATGCTCACGGTCTTTACAATCTCAAAGACTTCTTGCCCAAGAAGCCTAGCGATGTTGAAGTTAAAGTTATCAAAGAAATGTTTGAAGCATCTGTTGATGGCGAACCATTTGATATGGAACGTTGGGGTCAATACTTCAAACCAGCAGGTATGAGTCAGGCAACGGGTGATCCTGTAGCCAAAGCTACTCGTACAGCCGCTCCGGCTCCTGCAGATGATTTTGACGAAGAAGCGGCACCAGTTGCAAAGAGCGCACCTGCTCCAGCTGCCGAATCTAAAACTACTCCTAGTGGTAGCGCACAAGACATCCTTGCGATGATTCGCAACCGCAACAAGCAATAAAAATAAGGCTCGGGTCTTAAGATATAATTCTTATGCCCGAGCTCTCACCATTTAAGGAGAATAACTATGGCTAAATTAAGCAAACTAGCAAAGGTGAATGAATCAATTACTATCAATCGTTACGACAATGCTTGGATGGTAGAAATTGGTGGACGTGATAAGAAAGAAGATTGGAAAAACACAAAGACTGTTTGTAATACAGAAGAAGAACTAATCGCTTTAATTAAAGAATACAATAATATGGAGTTAGATCAATAATGGCCTCTAAAGCATTTGACTTATCAAAATTCCGTAAGACTTTAACAAAGAGTATTGACGGACTAGGTGTTGGTTTCAATGATCCTACAGATTGGGTCAGTACAGGTAACTATGCCTTAAATTATCTTATCAGCAGTGACTTTAACAAAGGTGTTCCATTGGGTAAAGTTACTGTGTTTGCCGGAGAATCAGGTGCAGGTAAAAGTTTTATCTGTTCCGGCAATCTAATTAGAAACGCACAGAAACAAGGTATCTATGTTGTGTTAGTTGACAGCGAAAATGCTCTTGATCAAAGTTGGTTAGAAGCACTAGGTGTTGATACCAGTGAAGATAAACTGCTTAAACTGAACATGGCAATGATTGACGATGTTGCTAAAACAGTTAACGAGTTTATGAAAGAATACAAAACAATGGAGGACCGACCAAAGGTTCTTTTTGTCATTGACTCATTGGGTATGTTGTTGACTCCTACAGACGTTAATCAGTTCGAAGCAGGCGATTTGAAAGGTGACATGGGTCGTAAGCCTAAAGCACTGACAGCACTAGTTCGTAACTGTGTTAATATGTTTGGCAGTTATAATGTTGGATTAGTATGTACTAATCACACATACGCTAGTCAAGATATGTTCGATCCAGATGACAAAATCTCAGGCGGCCAGGGTTTTGTGTACGCAAGTTCTATCGTGGTTGCTATGAAGAAGTTGAAGTTGAAAGAAGACGAAGACGGTAACAAAATTTCAGAAGTTAAAGGCATTCGTGCTGCCTGTAAAATCATGAAAACACGTTATGCCAAGCCGTTTGAGAGCGTACAAATTAAGATTCCATATGAAACAGGTATGAATCCTTATAGCGGTCTTGTTGATTTGTTTGAAGCAAAAGGTTTCTTACAAAAAGATGGTAATAGACTTAAATACGCAGGGTCGAATGGAACAGAACTGAAGCTATACCGCAAAGAATGGGAAAGAAATGAAGACAGTTGTCTTGATACCGTTATGGTAGACTTCAGTAGTAATCCTGTAGTAAAATCTAATGTCGATCTTGAAACTGGAGAAATCTTAAATCATGAATGAAAATCAAATTGCTGATATTTGGATGTTATTTAAAGAATATGCTGACAAGAAAACTCACGAGGCACTGGCAGAACGGTACATAGACCTGCTGGCAGACCACGGAGTAAGTGATAAAACACTTGAGTCAGCAGTGGGCTTTGATGAAACGTTAGATGAAGCTGTTGAATACTATCTTGATCAGGACACTGAAGAAGGTTACGAAGAAGAAGACAACTGGGACTTTGACGAGGACGAAGATTAATGGGTTGGTATTCAAAAGTATCGAAAGATATTTCAAATATTCCAGAGGCTATTGCATATTTTGAAGCAGAATTGCAAGAAGCACGAAATGATAGCCGCATAGCGGGTAATATTGAAAAGGCCTCGGCTAGTATGCCAGGCATAGTAGAATTACGATTCGGGCAACTTCAAGAAATTGAAGCAATTTTGGAATATTTGAACATTGAGTTACGCAGATTGCGTAGTTCTTTGTTTAGAAAATACCTAGAAACTTATCAACGTGCTCTTACATCACGAGATGTTGAAAAATATGTCGATGGCGAGTCAGATGTCGTTGATATGGAAAAAATTATCAATGAATTTGCCCTGTTAAGAAACAAATGGTTAGGTATAACCAAAAGTTTAGACATTAAACAGTGGCAATTAAGCAACATTATCAAGCTTCGAGTGGCAGGTATGGAAGATGCAACCATCTAATCAAATTGTTTTAGTAACTGGTGGGTTTGATCCGTTACATTCAGGCCATATCGCCTATTTTAAGGCCGCTCGTCAGCTTGGTAACATGTTGATTGTTGGTCTTAACAGTGACGAATGGCTTGAACGTAAGAAAGGTCGTGCCTTTATGCCATGGAATGAGCGGCTATGTGTGATCAACAACCTTTCTATGGTAGATGAGGTCTACACGTTCAATGACGAAGACGGCTCTGCCAAGCATTTCATTGAACAAGTTCGAGCTCATTATCCTGATAGTAAGATTATATTCGCCAATGGCGGGGATAGAACTGAAAAAAATATTCCAGAGATGGATGTCAATGATACAAACATTGAATTTGTATTTGGAGTCGGCGGTATAGACAAAAAGAATTCAAGCTCTTGGATTTTAGAAGAATGGAAGGCTCCTAAAACTGAAAGAACTTGGGGATATTATAGAATTTTACATGATGTTCCCGGAACTAAAGTTAAAGAACTTACTGTGATGCCAGGACAGTCATTAAGTTTACAACGTCACCGGCATCGACAAGAGCTATGGCATGTTACTTCTGGTCGTTGTTTAGTAGATCAACGGATGCCAGGTGGATACGCATTGCCTACTCTTGAGTTAACCCCACTCAAACAGCTAGTTATTCCAAAAAATGACTGGCATCGTATATACAATCCATTTGAGGAACCTTGCAAAATTGTAGAAATACAATATGGTGAAAAATGTGAAGAAGAAGATATTGAAAGATCATGATAGTTCACCTTGATACTGTCCTTAAAAAAGTTGCCACAGAGGTAAAAGCAAATAATTTGCAATTTCCTCACAAAGATAAACGAATTTTATTGAGTATAAGCAATCAAATTGACCAAGGTCAGTTTTTAACTGAAAATCAGGCCAAGCTAACATTAAAAATCTTTAAAGAAAACATACCCGAAATTAAAAAAATTGAATCAACCATTGAGTCTATTATTGAGACAAACAGTTGGTCAAAGATTTTTCGACTAATACAAAAAGTTCGTAAAATTTACCTGTCTACCGAAGGCGAAAATACCGTATGTATTGAATTTACCTACGACAAACGCCTTAAAGAAAAATTAATTTCTCTGAGTCATCAAGTGCAGGGACAAATTTCTGCCATCGGCGCTCGAGTATATGGTGTTAGTTACACGGAAAAAAATATACATACCCTTGTAGGTCATTTTTTAAGGGAAGATTTTGAAATAGATGACAAAATTTTGAATTTTTACTATGAGATTGACAAACTGTTAACTAGTAAGAATAATAATTTTGATATTTTTAAAACAGAAAACGAAAATTTTAAAAAAATTATTGAATCAAAAGTTGGACCAATATCATCAGCAAATGCTATCAAACTCAATGACCAAAAAATTCGGTATCAGTACCAAATTTTTGAAGAAATTGCGGCCACTACACTTACAGAAAAAATTGCAGTAAGAAAAAATACAAAAATTTTTATTGACGAATCTAAAGTTTTGTTAGAGGATGTGCTACAATCTTTAAAAGAACTTGACCGACTGCCTATCCTTTGTATACTCGAAGGACATACACCAAAGGTCAACAAAAAAACACTGGATTTTTTGCATAACGCACTAAAATTCCATAATCTCACTGACAACGTTGGAATCTATTTTCGATTTGATAAAACTGAAGATAATGTGAATTTTAATTCGTCTGTAGCTGACTATCAATTTAATAAAGATTTAAACGACCAAACAATAGTAGCTGGTATAGCTAACAATAAATTGCCAAAATTCTTCTTAAAATCTCCATGGAAGCCAAAAACTGTAATTAGTTTCACAAATAATTTTAAAAATAACAAAAGTGCTGTATACTGTACAGATGTTGATCTTGTTATCTATTATACAGATAAAGTACTGTTAACTGGAGATGTTGATGTCATCGTGTAAGCTCGTTATAAGAGACGAAGTAAACATTAAAATAGAAGGGCTCCCGGTGGAAATTCGTAGAAAGCTGAGTAATGCCTTTAAGTACGAAATTCCATACGCCAGATACCACCCTGCATATAAACTAGGCAGGTGGGATGGTAGTGTTACGCTGTTTGGTATGGGTGGAAATGGTTACATTAACCAGTTGCCCCGCATATTGGAAATACTGGAAAAAAGCGGTGTCGAAGTTGAAGAAATTGAAGATTTAAGAAATAGCGTAGCACTAAAATTTCCAGAAGTTACAGAAGAATTCTGGGGAGATCAATGCTGGCCAGCCGGACATAGATTTGCTGGACAGCCCATTCGTCTGCGAGACGATCAGGTTGAAGTGGTTAATAATTTTCTTAAAAATCCACAGGCATTACAAGAAGTTGCTACTGGTGCAGGCAAAACAATTATGACTGCTACTTTGGCAAAATTATGTGAACCTTTTGGTCGAACAATCACTATTGTTCCTAATAAAAGTCTAGTAGAACAAACAGAAGAAGACTTTATCAACGTAGGGCTTGATGTTGGTGTGTACTATGGTGATCGTAAAGATCTCAATAAAACACACACAATTTGTACATGGCAAAGTCTTAATATTCTTGACAAGAAATCAAAGAATATGGAGCATGACATTGTATCACTGGCAGAATTTTTAGAAGGTGTACAAACTGTTGTTGTAGACGAAGTTCATCAGGCCAAAGCAGAAGTTTTAAAGAATTTATTAACACAGAATATGTGTAATGCACCCATTCGTTGGGGATTAACAGGTACTGTACCCAAAGAAGCCTTTGAATTTGAAAGTATTTTTGCCAGCATTGGTCCAGTAGTAGGCCGTGTCAGTGCTAAAGAACTTCAGGACAAAGGAGTACTTGCTCAATGTCATGTAAATGTGTTACAATTAGTAGATATTCCAGAGTTTAGAAGTTATGCAGAAGAAAACAAATATCTTGTCACTGATGAAGACAGAATGATTTACATCAGTAACTTGATCAAGGATGTTGCTAAAACTGGCAATACACTTGTACTAGTAAATCGTATTGAATCAGGCAAGTTTTTAACTAATGAGATTCCAGATAGTGTGTTCATATCTGGTGCAGTAAAAACAACAGATAGAAAAGAAGAATATGACGAAGTTAAAACAAGTGACAACAAGATTATTGTGGCGACTTATGGTGTGGCCGCTGTGGGTATTAATATCCCTAGGATTTTTAATCTGGTTCTTCTGGAGTCCGGAAAGAGCTTTACAAGAGTTATACAAAGCATTGGGCGAGGTATTAGAAAAGCTGAAGATAAAGACTTTGTCCAAATCTGGGACATCACGTCAACCTGCAAATACGCGAAACGACATTTAACTGAAAGAAAGAAATTTTATAAGGAAGCAAAATACCCATTTACATTAGAAAAAGTAAAATGGGATTGACAATCTGAATAGATTGTTGTATTATAACAACATGATGATACTTACATTAGACAATATACCCTTTGATTTAAATAATCTTCCAGAGGAAGTTGACGACAATATGCGATTTGCTGTGTTAGATAACAGTAGTCCGCAAGAGCCTGATTTCTTTTTTCAACCCTTGATATTTTTAGAAAGCTTTAACAGTCCTGCAATGGTCTTAAAAATAGGCGACGACGAAGTTACTATGCCTATTGATTGGAGTATAGCTGTAGGAGATAGTCAAAGTAGTTGTGATATAGAAATATTATCTTTAACTAGTTTAAACGATCGTGGATTTGAAGCATTATGTTTTAATCCGTTGAGTAGTTTTAGAGTAGAATTTAAACCTATTGAAATAGTAAATTTCTACAACGATGTTAAATGGTATTTTCCTAAAATGAAAAATAGTCAGCTATTAGCTGTGCCATTAAACAATAAACCTAAAGCACTTTGTACTTATTTTGTTAAAGAAATTTCTCGTCAAAACGAATTAATAGATTTATCAAAATTGCTGTAAAAATGGGAACACTCAAACCAGGTGCGACATATATCTACGAGCGCAACGGTGAAGAAATATACGCTCGAGAGATAGGATCAACGGAACGTAAATTGATTGGATATCAATACGAAAAAGAAATTGATCCCCGCACTCCGGATGGTCGTCCATTATACGAACACTTAAGAGAAGATAAACTATGGGGCGAAATTCGTCGAGCTGCTCCCTCCAATCCTGCTTTACAAAAGGCCCTTGATCGTGCTATACTAATATATAAAATGACAAAAGACTATGAGCGAAAAAATTGAACTAAAAGACAAACTAGCCGCTGTTGATCTTGGGGCTAAAAATCTGTGGGATGACATTACCGACGATCAAAGAAAGTCATTGAAAAGTGAACTGTTTATCCTTAACAGATATATTAGTAATGTCAAAGGCCAATCAAGAGAACTGCAAGAGCATTTTGTATTGACCGTTAATGAATTTTTTAACAAACATTGGAACACCTTACAAAAGCATCCTAAATTACAATGGCAATTACTGTGTATGTGTAGTCATGAAAGCAGGAAGATCTTTTTCCATGAATGGATAGGTTTTAAAAGAAAAAAAGCAGATACTAAAAGATTGAAATTTTTATTAGAACTCTATCCAAGTAAAAAACAAGATGAACTAGAATTGTTATCCGAACTAATGACTTTAAAAGAAATAAAAGATCTAGCTCGACAACATGGTTATGAAGACAAAGAAATTGAAAAACTGTTTTGAGTTAAAAGTGAACAAAGAAAAACCATTTACTTGTCAATACTGCGGGCATGGTTATACTAAAGAAAGCACACTTATAACGCATGTCTGTGAACAGAAACGAAGACATCTAGCGGCCACAGAAAAGCATGTGTTGATTGGTTTTAGAACTTTTATCAGATTCTTTCAACTAACACAAAATGCCAAACAAGATAAGACCTACAGCGAATTTGCAAAAAGTCCTTATTATAATGCATTTGTAAAATTTGGTAGTTTTGTCAGTAATGTAAATCCTTTATATCCAGATCATTTTATTGACTGGATTGTAAAAAGCGGAGTTAAATTAGATCATTGGTGCCGCGATGCACTCTATGAAAAATATGTGTTAGAACTTATCCACGCAGAACATGCAGAAGTGGCACTAGAACGCAGTATAAAAACTATGGACACTTGGGCTGAAAACAATAACAGCGTGTGGAATCATTATTTTAAATACGTAAGCCCTAACAGGGCAACATTTGATATTAAAGACGGTAAGATAAGCCCGTGGTTGATACTTAATTGTCAAACAGGCAAAGATCTATTAGCATCTATGTCTGATGAACAGCTAGCATCGATAAGTAGTATTATAGACCCCCAGGTATGGGTAAAAAGATTTAAAAACGAAAAGTATAATCTTGGTCTAGTCAAGGATGTAGTCAGGGAGGCTAGCTTATGAGTCCTAACGTTGAAAATGATAACGAACAAAATCTTAATTTAGAAGTTATTGTAAGCGAAGATGACAAAACTGTTTATGTAAAACTAACAGGGTTTGATGACATAGAATCTGCTGACGAATACGCTATGTATCTAGTAGATAAGCTACCACTAATGTTGTTTGAATCACAGGTAATGCACTAATGCCAGATATTGATATAGATTTTGCAGACAGACAAAAGGTGCTAGATGTAGTTAAACACATCAAAGCATCTCGTTTAGAAAACAATAAACTTGTTCCGCATAATACTGGAGTTTACGCACAGGAAATACCAGTAAATCCTATATCAAATTACTCAACTTTAGATTATAAAGAAGCTGAGTATCGTAGATATTTTAAAGTAGATTTGCTCAACGTAAGCTTGTATAAAGATATAAGCAGTGAAGAGCATCTTAAAAATTTAATGGAGACTGAACCATTATGGGATCTTTTACAACAAGAGGAATTTACAAATCTATTATTTCATTTGAATGGCCATGGTGCAATTCTGAAGAAAACTTGCCCTACTTCAGTGGAAGAATTAGCTGCCGTCCTGGCAATGATACGCCCAGCAAAGAGACATTTGATTGGGGAGAGCTGGACTACGATAATGAAGGAAGTCTGGATCCCTCCAGAGACTGGTGAGTACTACTTTAAAAAAGCACACGCTGTGGCCTACGCAATGGCTGTGATTGTGCAGATGAACTTAATCTGTGAGCAGATCAGCTACGGGTTTAGTTAACGACTAGTTGGTTTTCGCACCAACTGTACGCTCTTTCTTTTAATACGTTTAAGGGACAGGTTCATAAGATTTACCACTGGCCCTAGTATAATTCTCACATCTTTACTGTTAAACGTTTTTATAATATACCTAAACGGTTCTATTTCTTTTCTTAAGAAGATATTAATAGGAACTTGACGGTTACTTTCCCACCACCAAATTTCTCCCAGCTCAAGAAGCAGGGTTTTTTCATCAGTTGTACGTACTGCTTCCAGGTCGTAAAAGCTTGTAACGTGCTGATCTTGGTTGATTATTATTCCCACGTACTCATTCTCTCCGTAATTAAGTACACTGATAAAGGGCAGTTGTTGTTCGATGTTATCTCTTAATTTAACCATATAAATACGTATAGGGACTTCCAAATGCAAAAAATTTCATGTTATTTATATCCAAACAAAATCAATCTAGTTGCAGATGTGGCTTTATATCCTGTGAGGTGGAAAATCGTGTATCAAAATAAAATTAAAATT